CCTCCACATACCAAAGAAACTAGAGACATAAGCTGTAGGTGATGCATATGTTTTACCATTACCCAAATTTTTATAAAAACTTGGACCAATGGGTATCTGGATCAACTCAGTAGACGCAGTAGCACCTGTAGACCAATCAAATTTATTATAATAAGCACTCTTCTGTACTACATAACCTAATGTCATTTCATCTTCATTATTCCATGTCAATTCTGGCATTATTTCTATTTCATTAACTCTACTTGCAGCCAAAGGTAATGCATTGGAAGCAGAGTTCATATGATTTAAATCAGGGAAATAAGTACGTTGAATACGTTTTGGAATGTCCGTATTTAATGGTTTTGACCATCCGAACCATGAACATACGGCTGAAACTCCTGACGCAATCCACGACACAGGTGTCGCAAATGTACTCAAAAGTGGTACTTCAGCCATTGCTTCTACGTAAGGAAGAGCACTATCTATAAAAGATTGAACTGGTCCAGCAGCTTTTTCTTGTTCCTTATTCACTTTTACTTTTCTCTTGCCAGATTGTGCTACAATAGGTAATGTAGGTCCGCTAAGATTAGTATTCTCCAATGAAGCCCACAAGGTATAATCAGGCAAAGCTGCACCTACAGCATTGTAAAATGGAGTATAATAAAAGCAATATAGTGTACCCCATGAACCTATTCCAGTAGACATTTGATATTGGGAATAGACATGTTTATAAGGAATAACCAAATCCATTTCGGTATTGCAAGCTATATCATAGACAATTCCAGGTAGCTGAGAAAATGAAGTTGGATGTTCAGTACGATTCCATCTTAAACTTCCCATATCAGGTTCACAAGGAATATAACACAAGCGAAGTAATCCACACTGAAATGGATTAGCATTAACTTGTAATCGTATTCTAAGATCGGCTGATATCCCATAAAAACCCTGTATTTTTTGATTCCAAATACCTCCTGAAGGAAATAGTGTACTACTTTTCAAGTTATAACGAAACAAGGCTTGTCCAATAGATGCTGTATCGGATACTACACCTGAGCCAATAATAATTGGTTTTTGGAGGAATTGCTTAAGGTCTTCATTATCAACCCCCATGGAATAGCTATTTAGAGGATCAGATACTTCTTTAACGCAAAACTCAAAAGTATTGAGCTGACTAGAAAAACTAGTAGTTGCGTTATCACTACTAGTATTTTGTATATAGTTGATTTCGGCACGTCGTGTTCTTAACCTCTAATCGACGTCAACTAGAGGTGCAACTGAAGCTTCCTGGATTTTCGTGGGGCTGCCACGTGCCCATCCTGGAACGTAAATCTAAATAGATAAGGCAATGGTGTTCCTGTCCACACATTTCTTATTAACTTCAGTTATTTGTATAAAATGTGTGCGTGTATATAAACCGGTGGTTTCCTTCAAGTCTTTTACCACGATAAGACCGTCTTATGTTTAAGAGTTAAGAATCTCTTTGATAGTTCTCTTTAAACCATTCACTATCATATGGTCATCCTTATACAATAAGGCTATTGTTCTGTAGTTTTCTTCAAAGTGTTCACTACAATACACTCGTCTTTAAGAATAAAGCTATTCCAGTTTACACCAGGGTGGTGGGTTAATAATATTCAAATCCTCGGGTAAGATTTTGCAAAAATATTTGTTTTTGTTCAGTCAAATACAAATCCGGGTATTTTTGCTTGATCCAACTAAAATCCCTTATTATATGCCAAATAGGAGGAAAGAATTTATCAAATGTCTTTTTATCGTGTAAACTGAGTTCACAGCATTGTCTGAAATATTTAAGCAATCTCTCACCTTCAGTTTCCGTTTTTGTTTTTTTATAAAACAAACACGTTAAAACTGAGTGTATATCCAGTGGTGCCAATATTGTGGAATCATCATTCACAAATTTTCGTTTTAAGAATGAACAATCATAGAGACTCTTAAATTCATAACTAGTACCGTCTTTAGTGTCCGTGCCATAAAGCATTCCAAAACGTTCTAAGAGAGTACTACAATTTTTCAAATTAAATGACAACTCATTAGTGACAAATAAATTGTCATCACCATAAATGGCAAAATCAGAAATATCATAGAGACTCTTATTAGTTAGCTCTCTTGCACAATAGGCGAAAAGTAGGAGATTATAAAGACTATTGTTCATTGCGGTTGCTGCATGGCCTGAACTATTACCAGTAAACCAGTAATATATGCCATCTAGCCCTTGATGTAAACTATTGTAGACTTCAGCAAATAAGATAGATCTTATTCTATCTTCTTCTACTGAACCACCTCTATGTCTATACCATAGGTT